GGGTACTGGCATCGAAGGTCTGGTCGGTTGAGGTGCCCCATCGAAGGCTGCCCCCGCCGCCTGGCACCCAGAGGTAGACGCCACTCCGGAAGCTGAGCGCCGTGGTCGGCAGGGCGGTCGTCCCCGTCGTGCCAACCGAGACTCTCGTGACCGTGACAGAACGCCAGGGGATTTGGGTCGTAGTTCCCAGTTCAGCCGTGATTTGATAGGGCATCAGCGTTGCCTGGGTTGCAAGGTCACATGGCGTCCAACGGTTTGCACCGGTTCCATCTGATTGAGCCAATGGCGTTTTGGGAGCCTATCCCGACGATTGAATAATTCTGAGGTCACGTAGTGCTGTGTAGAATACAGAGGAAGATAGTCGGGTTGCCGGACTTGTTGAGCCACCAGCATCGCCATCTCTAAGGCATCGGGGGGCTGACGACGGACAAACGTAGCTAGGTCAGGCCGTTGCATCGCGGAGAACTGTTTGGGCTCTCTGATAATCTGCTCCAACGATTTCTTCTTGGTTCGCGCCCGATTGAAGATAGTGTCTCCAACCAATCGCATCCCTTCCTCCCCCTCCCCAGCCGCTTCCCCCAGGAGGGCTTGGACGAGGGGGTCGTCATAGGGGCTTGACGGCATGGGAAGAAGCCAGTAGACTCTGTCGTATGGGATGGTTGATTGTCGTTGCCCTCTTTGTCATCATTTGCCAGAATGAAGCTGCTCGACGGCGTTAACGAGTTAACTTCCGCAATTCACTCACTCCGTAGACGCCACCTCCGATAATTCCAATCTTTCCAAGAATCTCCCAAAATCGTTTTGCTCGTTCAGCCTTCTCTGCCAATGTAATCTCAAGATTGGTGATTGAAGCCCTTCCCGCCGTTGCTGACCGAGCAATCTGCGCTCGTCCTGCCTGAGTCTGAATCCCAATCCGCTCTAGTTCAGCAAGTTTCGCTGCTTCCATCGCTAATTGATGCCGTTCGATTGCGGTCATCTTTGCAACAATCGGGCGCATGGGTTTTGCGAAGTCTCGTCCGATATACTTCTCAATTTCGCTAAAGTATTTCTCGTTGTTCATAGTACGGTCAGTTCGTGCATATTGCATGAGCTTATTGACAAAGGCATCAGTAACCGTCTCAGATTGCTCAAAGAATCGAGTGCCTTGCAGGAGTCGCTTCTGTACAGGTTTCCACTTTGCCCACTCAGCTTTAGCTTGACGAATGCCGGTCAGATCAAGACCACGCGCGACTCCTTTTTGCTCAATGATTGTCAGTAACGTATCCCTTAACTCATCCGCCACATGATCTTCAAACGTGTAGGCTTGCGTGGGAGATCGCTGAATCCCAAGTCCAAGTCGGTCAATTTCATTCACGACTTCTTGGGGACTATAAAACTGGTTCACCACCTGGCCGTATTCATCAAGCACATTCAGTTTGAGTTTTTCATACGCGAGGTTAAAGGCTTTAGGATTATCGGCAAACCGTTTCTCAATCGCTTGTGTAATCTCCTGTGGTGTCAATGGAGAAATCTTCTCTGATTTGCTAATCGCGCTTCGTGCCACGTCAGCATAGCGATCAGACTGTTGTTTCAGGAGTGGGCCAATATCGGTCGTCTTAAGTTTCAAGGCCACATGATAGGCTTGATTCTGAAGCTGCTTTTGTAGTCGCTCAGTTTCAGTGTTGAGATTTGATAACGTCTCTCGATCTAAACGATTGAGTTCCAACTTCGCAGCGCGAGTTGAAGTAGTCAACTCCCCTCGTTCTGTTTGAAGTTGCTGAGCAAGTTGAGTACGACGCTCACGGATATACAGGTCTCGAATTGCAGGGGGAAGCTTCCCAACTTTTCCTGGTGGAGTTGCCAGGAGGTCTTCACGCATCATCGGTGGCTTTTTCTGAAAGAGCCGATTGATGACCGGAGGCAACACCACATTCCCCGCAGCCCCCAACGCGACATTCCGCCCATACGTTTCTGGCTGCGTGACATCGAAGGCAGCGCCTCCAACCCCACCAGCCAGAGCGCGTTGTATAAACGCCGGAATCTTCGGGGCATACTTTGCGACGGCTCCGGCGGTCTTTGTGAACGCCTTGCCGGGCAAGCCAACGAAGGCGCCAATCCCCGTGTCAATGGCCGTCATCACCTTACCTTCAGGCGTGATCGGTTCAGGAAATCGTCGAGGCTCTTGAGAGGGCGTGTAGCCAAAGGCTTCCAGACGAGGATTAGGTGTAATCGGATGTTCGTAGGCTGATTTGAGGAATCCGCCTGTCGCGGCGTTCACACCATGTAAAGCTGCTACCCCCGTATCACGAAGTCCCAGCCCAAGTGCTTGAGTAAAATTGAGGTTGTCAGGTTGTCCTGGCCTTGCTGCCTGTTCCCGTTCCTGAAGTTGTTGCAACAACACCTCATCGGGCAAGTTCCGAATGATCTCTTCATCCGAGAGGGCGCTGAGGTCAGATGATTTATCCAGATAGGCTTGTGCTTCTTCGACTGCGGTCATTACTTCAGGAGTCCTCGACGACGAGCTTCTGCGACATAAGGGTCTTCAAGTCTCCCTTGGTCAGTCTGTCGTGTTCCCACTTGACCTAAAGCTTCATTGACCGAATTAAGTTTCATCTGCAAGTCCGTCACCAAACCCTCCCGCTTCTCCTGACGTGAAATTGTAGTATCATCATCAGCGGGGAAGCCGCCTTTTAGAATCCGGTCGATGTCCTGATTGGTGAGGACTCCGACTTCTCCAAGCGATTTGAGACTGGGCGTGGCTCTTGCACGAAGGCTACTCAACGTCCCTCGTTGCTTCTCCCGTAAGCCGAGCTCTCGTCCCACAAGCCGTCCAAGACGCTGACCTGGCAGCATTCCACGCGACACATCCGCTGGTCGCTCAATGACTGGAATATCCGTCTCCGCCTCATCAAAGATTTTGTTGAAGAGGGCAATCCCCTGCTCCAATTGGAGTTTCTGGTCTGCGGCTTTCCTAAGCAGCTGCCGACGAGCGGTCGACTCCTCAGCCAGCCGCGTCTTCGATTCTTGTTGCTGGAGTTGGCGCTGCATTTCAGATACAGGAGGAGGAATGTTCACTCGCAGCCCGCCTTTTGTGAAGGACGCAGGGTAGGCGACGCCCGCAATCTCAGGTGGAAGCGTGCCAGGAATTGACTGGGGTGTCGGTTGAGACGTGCCGAGCAATTGGTCAAGTTGGGCTTTCTCCTCATCCGTCAATGGCATTAGGGCTCCTGAAGCAGTTGGAGAATTAACCGTAATTTGGTGACGGCCTGCTCATCACCCGCGTCGGCTTGCTGGCGGAGGGTGCTGAGAGACGCAGCAAATCCTTCTCCGCTGGGCTGTCTTTGCGGTTGATTGGCTGCCGTCAGAGATCGAATGTACTGATTGACAGGACTATTCGGATCAAGGTCTTGCTGAGCTTTCTGCAACTGCACTTGCTTCGTCTGATAATCCAGATCGGGCCGCATACCTAAGCGGGTTGGCTGCGTATAGCTTACCCCGCCCGTGTTCGGCTGACCGAATGGCACTATCTGTCCTTGACGAGATGGCACCCCTCCCATTTGCTGAAGCTGCTCCATCTCTAGCGGACTGGTGCGAGTCGTGGCCCCAGAAGGAAAGGTCAGTTGGCTTGGATTACTAGGCGTAGGAGTCGTAGGAACTTGACCTGACTTATAGGCTCCACCAGTCATCGCAGCCAAGATGGCATCTCTGATTGCATCGGCGGTTTCTCGTTGATAGTTACCCACTCCATAGCCCAAATCGCTATACCATTTGGGACGGACAATCTCACGCTGGACTTGATCAATTCCAATAGTAGGCATTCTGATTCCTTAATAGAAGGTCGGTTGTTGCTTTCCAAGTCCACGTAGATAAGACTGGAATGCTCCAGGACTCCCAGGATTCCCCGGCTGATAGACTGGTTGTTGAATAATCTGCCCTTGCATGATCGCGGCAAGAAGGGCATCGGCCCCCGGCACCACCCCCTGTCCGAACTGCGGCGCTCCGACCTGTGGCGCCCCTGGTTGCTGGACTTGAGGAAACACCACCTGGGAAGAGGCAATGAGTTCTTGCAGGGTTTGGGCGCGTTGTTGCTGTTGTAAGCCGATGTCCTGCTGGGCATACTGGCGGCTTAACTCAGCTAATCCTTCCTGTTCCTGCAACTGCCGATTGCCACTGTAGAGATTCCCTCCAAGATTGGCTTGGGTACGAATTCCACGGGTAAACCGTTCCTGTTCACGGTTACGGATGAAATCTTGAGCTGAGAGTTGTTCTGGCGTCAGACCTTGTGGACTCTGCAACCGCTGAAGGGCTTGCCGCGCAAGGGTTTCCTGCCCCTGGACCTGAGTGGGAAACAGTTGTTCATACAATGAACGATAGAGAGGCCCGTACTGTTGTTGCAATTCATACTCGGATTGGGCGAGGCGCGGCGCTTGTTGACGTTGAATATCCACCTGGGATTGCGCCAGTTGGGGGCCGTACTGCTGCTGAAGTTGAGCAGCTTGGGCGGTTAACTGTGGGTTGTATTGAAGCTGCGCCTGGTACAAGTCAGCCGCATTCTGTTGGATATTGGGCGGAGGCGCTTGGGTAATCTGTGGAGGAGGCGGTTGAATAAACTGAGGTTGTTGAGGCTTCGATCCACCCATTAGACGCTCACCTCCTTACGCAGTTGGAGTTGCTCACGACGAAACGCATGAGGTCGTGGAAACTCATCATGCTCCCGACGCCAGAAGACTCCTAACGCTCCTGGAACCGACAGACCAATGTCGTGTACCATGCGCCGTCGGATAGAGTGAAGATTCATCTTAGGGGCAACTTCCAGTTGGTGCAGGAACACATAGCGGCCTTGTGGAGTCCAATATCCCTGCTCATCGACCAGCCACCACTCGCAGACGGCTTGGAGGTGTCCCGACTCACTCCGCAAGACCCAAAGCATTCACCTCATCCTCACTCAACCCCAGCGCCTTGAGCTTCACATGACCCGTCACGCGGTCTGCTCGACGTTTGGCCTCAGCGGTCACCGTCGCTTGCCGCTTGGCCTTGTCTGGGTTGTTGGTATGGTCGCGCCAGGCCGCCAGGTGGATGGCGCGTTCCGGCTCGGTTACGGTGAGCTGCTCGATATCGGCGGCAGGGATCCCGGCGCTCATGAGGTTCCGGGCGCAGTGGCCGTCCGGTTGGGTGGCGGAATAGGTCTCAGCGACTTGCTCCGTTGAGATCACGCGACAGACCGTGGCGGCCTCGGCAATTGGCATCCACAGGCACAGGACCAGTAAGATTCGCATCATCCCTCCGTTAGAAGTCATAGGCCGCATAGGTGCAGTCCGTGTTGCCAGTCGGCGTGCCCGTCTTCGTCCAGACGATATCGAAGGCGCCGACGGCAAAGTTGCCGATGTCCCCAGAGACACTGTTGCCCGCGGTTTGCTGGGTTAAAATCGCCTCAGCGGTGCTGGCAAACCAGGTATTCGCGGTGACCGCGTGCTGGTTGAACACGCTGCCATCCGTCGTGCTGTTTGAGATTCCCACGGAGGTCTCGCTGGTCGAATCCTCCCCGCAGACGATGATGACCACCGAGGGTGTGAGTCCCAAGCCGCTGACGGTTTGGGTCGCACTGGCAAGGGACTGGTCACGGGTGAAGCTGCCCACGGCCACGGTGGCCGTGGTGGAGGAGGACGTTCCACATGAGAAACTATTCGTCGATTGGGTATAGTTGAGATGGTTCCCACCCGTATCGGTGCAGTCGGTGACCGTCCGCCATGTCCCAGCGCTAGAGGAATCAGCGACAAAGGCTTTGTCATCCGCCGCCGTGCCAGTCGTCGCCATGTCCACGACATCCACGGCGCCGGCCGCAATCTCCGCTGCACCGACGCCATCGGTGGCAATTTCGCTTGTCCCCACGGCTCCCGCAGCAATCTCATCGGCTCCCACGCCATCCGTCGCAATCTCTGCAGTCCCCACGCCCCCGTCAGCGATCGCCGCCGCATTGACAGACCCTGCCGAATACGTATCGATTCCTCCTTGAAGATAGGAGTAGATGTTATCCTCGTTGGTCGTCACTTGGCTGGGGTCAATGGTTTGGCCTGTGGTGTAGGTGTAGGTGCGACTAGGCGCGGCTCCCAGCAAGAAGGGAAGGCAGAGCACCAGCAGCAGGTTACGGAGCGGTAAAGGCATTGGCAGTGCACCTCCAGGTCGTTCCCGTCGTGGACACGGCGGTTGTCGCTGTCGTATTCACGCACAACTTATACGATCCTGACAAATTAAAGAACACCAGATCGCCATTGGTTCCCGCTCTCGATCCATTCGGATTCGTGGTGGTTACATCAACCGTATAGCGACCATTGGTCAACTGCCAAACTGATTCCAGCCAGATGTTCAGTTGAGACGCCGTGCTCTCATCCCACTTGGTGATGGTCGGAGGCTTGGAGATTCGAGCCGCCTGGGAGTCAGGAGAGGCAACCAGGAGAACAAGAAATACTCCAACGAGACATCTCATTAATTCCGACTCACTCGGTCGTACAACACCTGCCAGCCATGCGCTCGGAAGTTCTCATCCCGATCATCTTCGGTAAAGGTGAACCGCCACCAACGACCTTCGTCATCCAAACTGATCTTCTTGCCTGAACTCCCGATGAACACAATATCGCCCCCGCCCCAGACAGCTGTCCCCCAAATCGCCGTACCCCACAACGATCCTTCTGAGGGTGTCAAACTGGCCGTTGGGGTAGCCGTATTGGACTGAAAATCTACGCCATAACCCACGTCCAGCGTAGACCCAATATCGGCATCGGCGACCAGGAACAGTTCGATGCCCTGCTTAATCCACGACGGATCGCCAAAATCATCCCAGCGCGTAGTGTAGTACGCATTGATGCGTCCCACTTCGAAGGTCGTGGTGGAATCGGGGGTGGTACTGAAGTCTCGTGCGACGATCAAACCCGTCGAGGTATTATCGACGATCACACCAATCAATCCACTCGCGCCTCCTCCCACCAGCTCAATCGGAGCTCCAATCAATCCACTCGCTGTGTAAGACGCGGAGGCATCGTACAACACTTGGAGGGAGGACGCATGAATGGACGGATACCGGGAGACGCTATCGACCGTACCGCTCGCTCCTCCGACATCGTTGTCAAGGCTGGTCTCAGTCAGTTGGTACACAAAGCTATCGCCCGTCCCCACATACACTTGGGAGATCGTGCTGCTATCAATGACTTTCGCCATCGCGTTCATGCCAGTCAGGCCCGTAAAGGTCGATTTGCTCCACTCACCGATTTGATAGTTGTAATCGAGGCATAAATTGTTGGTCAAGGCGCCTCCGTTTGAAAGACAAAGATAATAATGCTCCCCGTCCTCGGCGCTCACGGCATACTGAAGGCGAGCCCCGTTGACCGCATTCAGGGTCGTATGGATGAGTCGGCTGACTTCCATCGGCACCGTCCCGTTGAAGAAATACACCCGCTTCTTGCTGTCGAGGAAAATCAATCCTGTCTGGCTGTTGGAGAACGTAATCTGCTGAAGGGAGTTCTTCGCCACACAGCCGACTTCATTGGAGACTTTCGTGAAGGCAAAGGTGCCTGAGCCTCCCACAAGGGACATGCGGTAGAGCGAGCTGGTAAACCCCAGGTAGACATCCCCGTAGAGCTGTCCGATACAATTCAACTCTTGACCGGCCGAGGCATCCACATCCACATAATCAGCATCCGTCCACGTATTAATCGTCCCGACATTGCCCCACCGAATACGAGTCGGATATTCAATGCCGTTCTCCTGAGTATTTCCAAAAATCAGGTAATTCTGGAAGAAAGTCGCTACCTTAGCTTTCTGAATGGGAGCGGTCAATCCTGAGAAACTTACTCCAAGCCAGAAATCGTCGGCTCCTCCAGCCCACTGCGCTGGAGCATCCGCATCATTTGTCGCAATCAGGTTAGCCAAGGCTGGGGTGAAGACAAACTGGTTGTTCTGCCCTGCGGTAATGAGAGTCGCGTTGACCGTGTTGCTGATGTCGGTAAAGGCCGCTCCGTTCAAATACGACGCACGCTGACCACAGATCGCCACGGTACGTGAGGTGCCTCCTGAGAAGGGAACATGAATCAGTCCTGTCACCGTACAGAAATCCTCCCCTGGTGCATCGAGGGTCTCTCCGATGACTTTCAGCCCTACCCGCTTCCGGAGGTCTCCCGTCAAGCCAATGCGGACATTCTGCAACGTGCTGGCTCGTCCAGGTTGAACTCTCGTTGGCACAGAGGTGTCATCCAATCCTAAGAACGGCTGAAGACCTGTTGGAGGATAGACTTCCAAGTCGCCAGCCCAGATGGAAGAGATACTACTAAGCATGAATCCAATGACGAGCATCCATCGCATCTACCACCATCCCACGCCATACGACGGGAAGGCATCATCGACAGAATCATTGTAGTATTTGACAATGGCTGGCAGCATGAGGGGACGACGCCCCACGACTTTCACCATATCATAGGCGACGGGATCGTCAGCCTGTTTCATCAACTTTAATCCCCGTTGAAACGCCACTGTCGCGGCAATCGCTTTTTCATCCTCCCGTTTGAATCGCCAGAGGTGCTGAAGCGCTCCTTCTTGAAGCACCCAATTCCATTGCACATCGAACTGCGGCACATCGGCATCCGCCACAAGGAGTTGAAGTCGTTCCAGGTATTCCAGATACATCGTAATGACCGCCGAGGGGATCGGATAAAGCGCAATGATCTTGCTCCGAGGGCTCGCTTCTGTCGGAGCGATCCGAATGAGGACTGTCGAGCCTGTCGTCCTCCTGACGGAAATGACCCCGGTGGTGTTGGCGGACTTGGACACTCGCAAAAGGCTGGCTTCGTCAAAGGTATTGGTGCTAGTGACCGCCGTGGTTCCATTCAGAGTGAGCGTTTCAGCAATGGAAATCCCATTGGTGTTCCGTCCCCAGACTCGCACATTGAAACCTGATCCGTCACTGGTCGAGGAAGAAACTACCTCAATGGTGTCATCAGCGGCCAAGCTGGTCGTAAAGCCGGTTTCTTCCCACTGGCGGTAGTAACGGGGTGTGCCTGTTCCTCGATCTTCTGGGGCGGGGATGTGACGGTAAAAGTCTCGATCAGGAACATACGTGAGCACCGTCGGGGTGGTTCGCTGCCGCAACAACATGATCTTCTCCACTTCCTCATCGAGCCGGTACTCCTCTTGACTGGCGACCGTAGAGAAGGTCGTCTTGCGCCGGAGGCTGCTCCACGGATGGGAGTAGTACAACTCTGAGAGGGCGAGGTTGAGGCAATCCGTGATCGTGGAGTTGATCGTCGTGTCCTTGATGATCGTCCCTAAGTAACCCCGCTGCTCGGAAAGCGTCCGAATCGCCATTAGACGATTGTCCCTTCTGGAAGGACATAGACTCCACAATACCCAATGAGCCCCAACGAGGCTAAGACCCACAGATGATCGACAAAATGGAAGTTGCTACTTATCATAAAGATGAGGAAGAGGCTCCCGCACACCCAGGCCAACGGATGAGACCGGACGCGCCACCAACGTGTCCAATACGCCGCGAGGCCCCACAGGACAATCCCCAACCCAATGACCCCTAACTCCATGAGAATTTGGAGCAGGGCATTGTGAACGTGCTTCCAGAGCTTCAATGGACTTCCCAGAGGCGCAGCCTGAGCTCGCGCAAGCGTATAGCCAAGCCCGAATCCCGTGATCGTCGGTTTGGACTGGTGGCGTTCCAGAGATGGACTGGCATAGTCCTCCCAGTTAAGCCGCCAAACTTCCAGGCGTCCTTCAGGACTTCGATACGCCGGATGATTCCACGCAAAGACGCCTCCCAAAAGGCCAAGACTCACCGGTAGCCAGATCAGCCGCTGGCGGAAGCGCAAGCACCACCATCCTACAACGATCAACGCGCCTCCGAACCCCACCGCCGATTTCGTCAAAGCGATCATGCCGACCATTCCCGCTGCGAGCAGCTTCCAATACCATCGAGGTTGCCACAGGACAATTGGCAGGAGAAGGGCGAGATGGATTCCAAAGTGAGACGTATTCCCAATCGTCCCAATCAGCGGATCGCCCAAGTTCCATTCCACATGACGGTAAAACTGGTCAAGATTCGCCATCTGAAGCAACCCATAGCCGAAGAGGACTGTCGCGCCTCGCGCAAGCCAGCGAAACAACTCTTCCAGCACTCTGGGCGTCCATTGCGTCACCGCCGCAAGGTAGAACAACGGAAGACACATCACATGAAGCCACGGCATCAAGAGCCCTGTGGGATAATGTTGGCTCCCTGGAAGGCTTGTTTGCCAAATGAAGAGCGTCTGCCAACACACCCACAGAACCAGGCAGGACAAGGGCAGGTTTCTGACAATTGGACGTTCTGAGCGGCTCAGGCTTAGAGCGAACATCCCTGCCAATCCTGCCTGCGCCAACGCCGTTTGGACGTGCCAGATATCCAACCGATGACTGAAGAAATGAGCAAACGGGAGACCGGCCAGATAAACGATCCAACCGATCTCCCGCCCACTCATCTCGCTATGGGACGCACACGATGTTGACTTCCACTGGCGCCAAGCAGTGGACTGATCCGGTGGAACACACCTGCGTCGTGGGTTGATGAAGGTTTTCCCTCAACACTCCCAGGACGCAGACGTTGTTCCCTGCCGTCGAATCCCCTGCCCGTCCTGCTGTCGCCCCTGTCGAAATGAGCGTGTCTTCAGTGAGTCCTGTGGCAATATCCACCAGCGCCCACCCTTTCACGACCATCTCACACAGTTGCTGGTCAGGACAACTGGCGTTCAAAATCACCCCAGCCGTGTCAATGTCATCCGAGGTCGTGGTGGTCGTCACATACCGATACCCGGAGCGATCATACTCCGTATCGTCGGTATCCCACACCGCAAGTTGACCAGAGACAAGCTCTCCTCCAGAGTCGTTAAAGACCGTCATCGTCCATGACGATTGGGTCGTTGAACCTACCGTCAGCGGCATAGCATCCGCCCACACCACGCCCTGCGCTGCCAAGACGAGGGCGAGACTTGCCAGCAATCGTTTCATCTGCGCCTCCGCTTAGCTCGTGATGCCGGTGATGACGCCCTGGGTTCTCCGCGAACCCGTGGTCAACTGACCGAACAAGTACATCAGCGCCACATCGGACAACTGGTTTGAGGACGGGATGAACTCGGTCGTCACCAAATTGCCCTGGGACAGCACTTGCAACCAGAGCGAGTCAGTATCCACTCCGTACATCAAGCCCGTGTCGATGTTGTCGTCCCAGAGGACTGGCCGCCGCCCGAAGTTCAAGTGCTCAAAGTGGGCGTCCGCTAACTCCTCGTTGTAGTAGCGGATGTTCCCCGCCTGGCTGAGGTAATACAGGTTGTACACGGCGGAGGTCGTGAAGATCGCCCTCGGCGAGTTCTTGCCGAAGGTGGTTCCACGAATCATCGAGTCCATTGCGGAAATGCCGTTGTTGCTGCTGTTGAAGGCTCCCGCAATGGCGGCGGAATAGTTCCGCCAGGAGGCATCGGACCCCGCAATGGTGCCAACGGTGGTGCTATTCGTCGTGCTGATGATGGTCTCCAAGGAGTCCCACGAAGGAGCCGTCCCTGTGCCATCCACCAATTCATCCCCAAGAACCTCGGCAATGGAGACCGAGGCCGACTGCTTCTTCTCTTCCAGATACTTGAGGATGACGGCTTTCCCCTGATTCATGGCTTGATGGAGCTTGAACAGGGTAATTGACCCATCAATGACCGCCGGTGTCCACTCCGAATGCGTATGGGTCTGAGCATCCGGGGTGGGAATGGTGGCATCGTGGGCGCGCGCCGCAAAGCTGGAGTTCAAAGCATACATGAGCGGGTGCGTAAAGGTGCGCCCGCCTACCGTCACCTTGATATTGCCAGACTGCCGCAACATCCAGACCAACGAATTATTGGTCGAGATGCCATCAAAGACCTCATCCCCGAAGTTGGGCTGCGTCCTTGTTGTTTGGGCAGTCGCAAAATTCGTCCCTGCCGGCATGACACGACCCTTTCGTTAGCGCCGAGTCCCTCCGAAGATGGCATTGGCTGCGTCTCGGAAGCTGCCTCCCTTGTCAATAATGGCGCCCACCCGTTCCCGCCAGTCGCCAGGTTTTGGTGGCAGGCCGGCGGATTGGGGGATGCCGGGAGAACTTTCGATTTGCGCCGCTGCTCGCTTCGCAGGAGTCAACGCCTGTTTTGATTTGTAGGCTCGATTTTCCGCTTCGAGCCGTTTGACGACGGCATTGTTCCGAGCCGAGTCGATTGGGTGACGCACCCCATCCACACGCCCTTCCATGTAGGCGATGATCAGTGCTTCTTCCTGAGACCCCGGCTGAATATCCGGGTTCTCTTGTCGGAAGTTCTTGGTATCAATCGCCGCAAGTTTCTGCATCCCCGCATGGATGACAGGCTGCAGCTCCGCAATGGCTCGCTGCTTACCGGTTTCCACCGCCAGTTCAAACATCTGCTTCTGCCCTTGCCAGTATTGCGCGGTGACAGGATCAGGATGGTTGACCCGGCCTTCCCAGAAATCCGGCTGGGATGCGGGCTGGGGTTGGGGTGCCACCCGTTGCATCGTCTCCAACAACAACTGGTTCTGCCGTTGGAGCTCGGCTTTCTCTTGCCGTTCCCGCGCTAGCTCATTCTGCCGCTCAATCCAGCGCGGGTGCTTGTGGAACGGGACATCAGCCACAGGTTCAGCCAGGGTTGATGACGGAGTGCCCTCCTCCGATGGCTGAGCGGCTGCTGGGGTCTGTTCGGCCTCTTCCGCTAACGGGGCGGCGGCTTCGTCGGAGGGTAGCGACTCCTCCACTGGTGGCGCTTCGGGAGCAGGCGGGGAGGCTGCCGGGGAGGTCGTCTTGCTGCTTGACCACCCAGGCGCGTTCCCGTACGTCTGCCGATCCTGTGAGACTTCGTCCACGGTGGGCATCCTGCCCTCCTGCTGCTTCCCAGGCACGGCTCTGGGTACGTGCGGCCTGTGACGAGCAGGCGAATCGTCGTGATCGGCCAGACCAACAAAAAGAGCCAGCAGGGTAGTAGGCCCCTACTGGCTCTAAAACTTTGTTGGCGCTCTAACGGATCAGGCTAGAGCTACGATCAATAGGACTTCTTACGAGACTTCTTCTTCACGGGTTTTTTCTTCCCCATGGCTGGACGTGTCCTTGTCTGTTGGGCGTTCCAATTCGGGCTAGAAGGCATCAGTAATTACTCCCAAAGGTGCGGCTGCGTGAGCGATGCATTCCCTCCACCAACGCGGTCTCTAGGGCATCTAGACGATTCGTCAACCCTTTCGGCATCTCCACGGTGACGTTCGTCTCCATGGGCTTTCCCATCGAATGCTTCTGGAACTCCTGATATTGCCGGTTCAAGGTCTGCTTCAAGTCTCCTGGCAACTCGGTGATGGATTGTTTCAGGCGTTGCAGGGAGCCAATCATCTCCTGCGTGGGAGCCTGAGCTTTCATGGCGTGGCTGACCATCGCCATCAAGGACTCCATCGCCTTGACGAACTTCGCCTGTTGATCAGCTAGCCCTTCCATCATCATGGAGTGCATCTGATGCTTGGAGGAGGTTTGGTCTTTCACCAGCCCCATGAGCTGGCGCTGCATTTCAGCAAACTGGCGCACCAGAGCCGCTTCCATCCCTGTGTGCTGCTCAGGAATGTCCACGCTAACGCGCATAAGACCCCTTGGAGCGTTTGATCGGAGGCGCAAAGTTACTGAAGTTGGTTGGAACGCTGAACCTATCTCCCTTAAAAGGCTTGGGGGAGTTCGTCAACCAGGCGCGTTCCTTCTCTATTCCTCGTTTCCACCACTTATTGACTTCCTTCATGTCCCAGCCAGCGAGATTGCCCATCACCGTTTCCGCTTGGGTTTGCGCCCGGTGGCAAGGGAACGCCCTGTCCGAGACTGAGCGATCCGAGCTGCGGATGCCTTCGACTTGCCTTGACGGAGCAACGCCTTGTAAACCTTATGCACCTTGCTACCGACTGGCATCCGTTACCTCACGGTTCGACTCCCTGGCCGACGCTTCCCGCCCGTATTCATCGTCCCGCCACTTGCACCAATCCCCGCAAACTTCCCTGTCGCATCCCCGCTGCGGGGACGAATCTGGGTCTGGTTATACGAAACCCGCTTGGCCACCTGGCGCTTCAAGACTGACGCCGTGACATCCGCTTTCCGATACGATCCTCCAGTTGGCATCTCACCCTCCATTCATCCGTTTCAACAGCCCTTCAATCCCACCACGGGATGCTTGGGTCGTCTTCATCTCATGCATGAAGTATAACTTGTCCAGTTAAGCGCAAGCCACTTCCAAGAGTCCATACGCCAGCACCTTATTCCCCATCGGCAGTTGAAACTAAATCTCATTGTTGGGGTGCAATGTCACCGAGAGAGTGACGCTTCTCCCTTCTGATTTAAGAAGCGGTGGCTCCGCTTCAAACTGCTTCGCCACTTCATCAGACATAGATGCCTTCCTTTCGTTGAATGCGGTCGAGCAACCCGTTGACCCCTCCCCTGGCTTGGATGAAGGCTTGCCGCTGCCGATGGGCTTGCTTCTTCTCCCAACTGAGCTTAGTCGCCTTGTGCGTAGGGCCATCCCACCGCTTGCCTGGTACGACAATTCCTCCCTCTCTCAACCCATATTTTTTGAGCCAACTTCGTTTCTCCAACTTCGACTGGAAGGTTCGCTTGGCTGAGGGATCGTAGCTGGGCACTCCCCCCTTGTTGAAATAGACGGGTCGCGCCAGGGTGGGAATGGAGTCTGAGACCTTCCGCACCTGGCCGTCAACGACCGCATAGGTGCCAGTGAAAGCGCTCATACCGGACTGGCTCCCTGACCTCGTTCTCCTGCAGCGGCAGAGATGAGGTCAGCTCGGTTTGGCACCTGCCCTGCCAAACGATCCGTCCCATTGCCATTCGTTTGCTCAGGCTTCTGACCGTAGGTCAGCAAGGAGTTGAGGACATTGGGGTCTTGCACCGGCACGATGAGCTTACTGAGATTCCCCAACCCGTATTCCTCAAAGAAGCGGCTCCATTGTCGCACCGCTTCTTGGACAGAGACTCGTTTGCCATCGAGTGCAAGTCCCTGGGTGACCACTGGCTCCATGAGCGCCCGCATGAAGGCCTCGAACTGCGCCCGGATAATCTCCAGGTTGGGCTTCTGCATGGAGGAGACTTCCAAATCGAAGCGGAAACGACTGGCCTTGAGGCGATCCGCGCGGGCTTGGTCAAGCGGAGGATACCATTGGGTCTGCTGCACCCCGGTTTCCGCATTCAGCATCCCCGCATCCTTGATGAGATCGATCTCGGTCAGGTCTTGGAACTGCGCCTTGACCCGCCAGTATTTGGTGATGACGCGGGTAAACCACGCCGAGACCGTGTTGGACTCATCGGTTCGGCGGAGATTCTGGCCAGACTGCCCGATCTGCGCTTCCGTGGCGGTCTGGGCGGTCGTCAGGCCGGTCAGTTGGGCGCGAGTGAGTCCCGTGATGAGAATCACCAAATCGACCACTTGGTTGACCAATCCCAGCATGTCAGCTTGGACTTGGTTCATGGTGATCACTCGAATCGCCCCTTGGACATCCTCGGTGCCGCTAATCTTAACCCTAGTTCCAATAGTCGGCTGATCCAACGCTTGCTCACCTTCCGGCAGGACACGTTCGTTGTAGGCGATCTTCGCCATGAACTTGTCCACTTGCTCCAACACGGCATCGAAGGTGGAATTGATGCGGTCAATCAGGGGACGGATCACCGAGATGGTGGAGATTGGATAGAGCCGATGGCCGTGCTTGTTCTCAGTCAACTGCTCGTATTGCCATCCGCCCAAATCATAAGGATTGTCCTCATGGAGGAGGGCTTTCGTCTGCTCCTGGGTGGCTGCAAACGTCAACACTCGAATCCCCGTCTCAGCTCGAGCATCCTTATAGTGGACTTCCCAGACATCCACGGTCTGAAACTCTTCGATGAACGTCTCAGCAATCCGAGAATCATCCACGGCATCGGGGGTCAGTTCAGACTTGGCTCGGCTGTAGCGACGGTCTCGCTTGACTTCCGCCAGGGTGCGGCGAATCCGCTGCGCGACCCACCGGGCATCCGTGATCTCACGCGCCCTGGGGTCAATCACCACATCGAAGGGGCTGATCCACTGGATGTACGGATGCTCGGAACGAATGGATTCTTCGACGTGGATGGGTTCTGGCTCAGGAGGCTCAGGCGGGGTGGAAGCCCTTAACCCGGTGACCGTGAGCACATTGTCCACCACCTGCTTCACCTGCTCCTTGAGCTTGTCACGGAATTTCTTGCGTTCTTCAACCTCCGTAGGGAGGATGTCGGCTCCGAACTCGGTGGCATAACCGATCTTGACATAGCCGAGTGCTAAGACATAGCCGTCGAACACAGACAGCTGTACCGTGTCTTTGATTCGAAGCAAGGGGTCGCGCAGGTCTCGGTTGATGAGCTCAGAGACGTAAAACGCATCTTCCCCCGCCGTCTCACTGCGGAACTCCGGCATGGCCGTGACGCGGGGATTCTGGAAGAAGCGAGTGGGCACGACATTCTTGATGATGGGAAAGACGAGGTTGAGCGGGAGCTCGAAGTCGTCGTTCCTCGCCCCCTGCTCAAAGTAATCGAGGTTCCGGCCAGCGAGGGTCGTGGTGGGCGGCGAGCCAGGCTGGGCTTGGCGATAGGTGCCGAACTCCTTGTCGCGGAACTCGACGCCAAGCTCCACCTCGGCTCGCCACCGAGCCAGTTCATCCGGCGTGATGGGGATCATCGTCTAGGCCTTCGACTCCCTCCGCCTCCACGTCCCCTTGACCATCTGCCGGGCGTCATAGGCATCTTGGCGCACCCACCCTTTGGGGAGGCGTTCCATCAACTGTTTGGGTTTGACGACCTTCAACGGAGGCAAGGTCTTTCCCCACAACTCCTCCGTCATGTCAGCTCAGGCGTTGGAGGCACACTCTCCGGAGACGTCCCAGGCAAAAACCGTGCCTTCAACTCCGCCATCTCCGCCTTCAATCCCTGAATCATGGAGACCAAGAGGGAAGTCTCTTGAGGCCTCACCTGAGTCGCTGGCGCGGACCGTTCCAACTGACCTTCCAGATGCTGGATCGCTTCCTCAATCAGTTGCCGCTCCCCGTCATCCCGCACCCCGGCATCCAGTTTCGCACGGAAGGCCGTGATGCGATCCCGCGTGCGCGTCAGGTGGGCTTGCCAGGCGATCTCCACCCGCTGGGGGTCGTTGACCAACGTGTCAGGCGTGAGCATCAGACTGACCGTACCAAGGGAGGCGCCCCGCCTTCCTCCGCTTTCGCCTGAGCCACCTTGATGGCCTCACGCCGATCCACCTCTACTTGCCGTGCTGTGCGAGCCGACGCCTCTGCCGCGTTCCTCCGCGCTTCCTCATCCCGATCTTCCAACGATCCTTCACGAGCCATTCGACCTCCACGGTTGAGAGACGCCAATCTCTCGGTTAGCTGAATGCGAGTTGGGGTGTCGCGGGTCTTCGCCATCGGGGGGCTCGTTGCAACTCCTTGAGTTGCTGCGGGCGCCAGATTTCCCGCTCATACCAGGCAGCGGAAGTCCGGGGATACTCCACCTCCTGCGGTCGCTCATAGCCAGCTTGCTTGAGGTTCAGATGGTACGCCAGGGAATCGAGCGCATCATCATGTTGGCTGTGAGGAAACTCGATCATCTGATAGGCCAATTTACTCCACACGCCCGTCAGGGTTTCGACCGAGGTGCCGGGGAAGCGAATCAGACCTTGTTCATGCCAGGGTTGGAGTCCTTCAATGCGGCGCTCCTTGTTGCCCTGCGTCACCCCGTTGAACTCCACAATCTCAAACGGGTGGTACTGAGGCTTGGATCGCAGCTCACGCAGCTTCAGCTCCAGTGTGGATTTCAACATCTTCTGAAACGCATTGGTCTCTAAGCCGAACTTCCGGAACCGCCACTTGGCATGAAGCGCTAACGCCCAGTCGATTTGCTGCTCAGGGCTCATCCGCTGCGCCACGGCATCCAGGAGAAACATCGTATGGGCTGCATCCGTTCCGACGACGGTAATCGCCGCATCGTCCCCATGATCAGACGTGGGCGGCGGAATGGCATCCAGAACACCGGTGATGTACAGCGTGGCCAGCCACCGGTCGAAGTATTCGTTATGGGCGGGTTGGTAGAACCGAAAATGCTCGTGCTTAAACGTCGCGGTCTCATCATCCTGGGGGCTCATCCGATAGAGGCATGAGTATTTCTTGGTGCCTTGCGCGGCTTTCTGGCGCATCAGGAAGTCTTGGGTCAAGCCAATGGCCGCGTAGGGAAACGGCTCCCCCCTGGGGGAGACTTCCGCATCCCGTTGCCAGACTTGCCAATGAGCCGCGTCTTTGGCGAGGATGCGGCCATACAGTTCCCCAAAGTGCCATCGCGTCCCCAGCATGACGAGCTCGCCGTCTGGCATCAGCAACGAGAGCGCATCCCGATAGCAGTTATCCACCTTATCCATCTGGTCGATGGTGGTAATGTTCCGGTCAGTCACGATGTCATCGAAAATGATGAGGTCATAGTGCATCCCCGCCTTACTCGTCTCAATGCCCGCTACATCGATCGAGGGCACGAAGTGACCTTGCGTTCTGGCCGAAATGACAATGGCGGACTGGTTCCACGTCTTCTCCTGGGGATTCACCTCCCACGTCTGCTGATGCGTCAGGTAGCGAAAGCCTGACTGACCTTCCAGCCCCAAGATGTGATTCTTGATCGAGAGTAAGAAGCGCTCCGCTTTCTCCGTGGTGTCTGAGTAGATCAGGATTTTCAGGTTGGGGTTATTCAGCAACTTCCACAACGCATACCCGATGGTGGCGAGCGATGACTTAAACGAGCCTCTCGGCATGAGGATCAGCTTCGGCGTTCCCTGATTCGCCTGCATCCACTGACAGAGGCGCTCATGGTCAGGGAGCATCTTGGCGTAGCCGAGGGTGTGCCGGCAGAAGTGGGCGAAGTCCCGTTTGTTGCGCACAAGATTCTTGGCAGTCAGCCATTCGAGCTTGGCGCGTTCTGGGCCGAGCTGCTCTAGAATCTCCAGGTACTTGTCCCGCTCCGCCTGGGAGAGGAAGGTGCGCTCGACTACAGAATCAATGACTACTGACATGAGCATCTACTGAGGGCTTCAGGGCTACGTCCCTGATAGGCTGCGGTGCACTGGCTACAATACTGCGAGTGAACTGCTCAAAGCTCTTGGTGCCTGTCAAGGACTGATTGTGGAGAACGACTGGATTTCCGCATTGTGTACAGCGACGATCCCCTTCGAGCAGGTAGCGGCCAACCACCTGGCAGGTCTCGCAGAGCATCGTCACGAGAGGCATTCACTTACCGTGACAATTTTTGGTGTGCGCGGAGGAGGGGTGGAATGAGAAGGGATATTCATAGACTCAGCGGTGGGGTGGGGGGTCTCCGTCGCTGACCGTGCCTCCGCTCGTCGCTGACACCACGCCAGCGTCTGCGCAAGCCGGTCAATCCTCGTCGCTGATCCAATCACCGTCGGGGCAGCGTCGGTAGATTTAACAGAATCTCCATTATAAGACATTCTAAACACTAAGTGCTTGTGGGCGTGTGGGTTAGGTGCTGTTCAGGGCTGGAGATAAGCTGTGGATTATCGGACATTACGGGCAGACCACTAGGGGTAGTGGCCAGGCCAGCCTCTAGGAACCTCAGCAATCCGACTTGCACCGTCGGGGCAGCGTCGGAGTCGATGGGCATGATCCATTTCCTGGCATCATTGAGCGTCCCAGGTGCACGATCCTTGACACAGGCGGTTACATACGCCTTCGCGATCTTCGGCGCAGCGTCGAGGAGGACATCAATTGAGTTCCGACTCCCTTTAGGCCGGCCACCACCATTGAGGGGAGCATGTCCAGGCTGAAATTGATAGGCTTTCAAATGGGCTGCCTTGCGAAAATTGGCACTTTGATTGACACTATCGGCAGTTGGCACAGCGGACAAAATGGCAGGCACAGAACGCTTCCTCAACAACACAAACCCCAGCCGCCCCGCATCCTCACTCGATGCGACACGGCTGGGAGACCTCCACGAGGTAAACCAGCGATGATCCTAAAATACTTATACCGCAGCAGGAACGCACAAATCAACCTATTTCCTCACTATAGCAGAAAATATAGCCTCTGTGACTCGATTACAGACACGATCTCGAAGGTTGCCGTGCAATCACACGGCATGGATTGAGCACACCCACCCAGACAGAAATAGTTGAAAAATCGCTTGACAGCAGGTAAGCTTATACTATAATAAACACTATGAACCAGATTGATGGAGCAAAACTGCGAGCCTGGAGAACCGCGCAGCGGCGGAGCATTGAGAACGTGGCACGGGAGATTGGCATTAGTTACGTGACGCTGCAACGGTGGGAGACGGGAAAATTGAAAACGCGCATCTCACCACTCGGCCAGCAGGCGCTAGCAAAAATCGGGTATCGGGAATGAGTTTTTTTCGGTCGGAATGTAGCAAAACATATAACAGGAAAGGGGGGAAAAATGAAAGGTCTTGAAAAGGTTGGGGGGATTATGGTACAGATGGAACGAGCACATGAAACTGAGACATGGACGGAAAGCAACCACGTCTATTACCAAGTGACCGTGACCGCAACGGCCACCGCCAGCCCAAGTAACCATATTTACGGATTCACACGGAAAATCCCTGGGCATACTACGCACTGCCAGAGGGAAATAAAGCATGAAGGAACGATCACGCGCTATTGCCCACACTCACACATCAGCGAAGCGGAAGCCCTGTCACTCGTCCGCAAAGGGCAAGGCAGCGTGTATCGGATAACACAAATTAAACAACGGCTGAAGTAAGGAGAGAGGAGCAGGACGATGATTTGCCATGCAGTGATTGTGAACGCAGATTGTAGCCTCTCGCACTGTCAGGAACAAATGGTGTTCGCAGGATATGGCGCGTATCCGTACAACTGTATCGCCAAAGATGAGGCACCACAAGCACCGATCTTCATCAACTGTCCGCAGAACCACCAAACGTGGTGTGTCGGAACCAACAATCAGGAGGAGGCGGAACAATGAGCAGCGCCGGAGGACAAACAATAAGCCGTCAGCGCGTCACCAAGAAGCAAGAACAAGCTCAGCGAATCCGTAACGCGATTCAGCAGTTACAAGATATGATCCAGCCAGGAGACACGATCTCAACGGTGTTGAAGAGCCGTGCCAAGTCAGGAATGTACCGGCACATCGCCGTCATCGTCAAGGATCGAAACATCAGCGGGCTGGTGTCAAGCGCCGTTGACAGCCGTTGGCATGATGACGACAGCGTAGGAATGTCAGGATGTGGAATGGATATAGGCTTCGCTGTCGTCTATGCCCTCTCCGACGCACTCTTTCCTCAAGGGTTTGTCTGTGTCGGAAATCGCTGCCCGTCGAATGACCATTCGAACGGAGACAGAGACTATACGCCACATCATCATATCAGCGGCGGGTATGCCCTACGGCAGCGATGGCTCTAAATGACCACCATCGAATACGTCAACTTCCTGGTCGATGGCGTGATTGATCCATCCGTCCCGCTGACGATGTATCGCGGCTCCGATGAGCCCCAACCGCTGAATCTCAGCCGCTTCCTGTGGCTGGCCTCACAGCAAAGCCAAATCCAGTTTGAAATGAACCTCCTGACGACGTGGCGCAATTAATTGGAGAAGAACACCATGACTAAGGAAACTGAGGAATTGGTCATTGCCATAAGGCGGTTAGTGGCTCGTGCAGAGGATGGGCTGAGGTTCATAGTTCGCTTCGATGATGAAAAGATGGTAAGCGATTTAGAAATAGCCATCACGCTTGCTAAAGAAGCCATCGTCCACGCGGTGGAACAGCGAGGATGAGCACCAACGGCCCGATTCCCAGCTGTGAGGTCTGCGGACTCCTGGCCACCGCCGCCCCGTTGGCGGAGCATGGCGAGGGGGTCTGGTTCTGCGGGGACCACGAGGCGATCGCGCATGACGTATTGCTCGGGCCAGACAGCTTGTACATGGACGATCTGACGAAGAGCGCAGACGAGGCGCAGGGGTAACAACGCCCTGAACCAACCGCGTGTAGAATCGACGCCTTGCCCTACTTTAAGGCAGAGGTTTCAACGATCTCCCTGAAAACGTGTCTTGGCCCCACCCTGTGACCAGAACCCGTTGCTGAGCTTTGTGGCTGTCCCTTGCTGGGCTGAGCTTTCTGTCCCGTCTTTAAGAAGCCCATGGAGTGCATCAATTATGGCCTTGTGTACCCTTGTGTACCCCTCTATGCAGCCGTTCTATAACTCCCCACTATAGAATTGAAAATCTATATCTTTAAGGGTACATAGGGTACACAGGGTACACATCGTTGTGCGACAATAACTTACGTGTGTACCCTTCGTGTACCCAATTTTGGTCATACGGACACATCAGTATCCGCCGCCAGCGCTTCGTCTCCCGCCTGCCGTTCCGCGCGCCGCCAGCGCTTCACCGTGTCGTCTCCCCGCCGGATCGTTTTGCGCTGCCATCCGAACTTCGTCAGAATGGCGGCGGCGCGGCGTTGCTCGCTGCGGCCAATCTGCCCGACGGGAATATGCAGCCCGTCGGTCAAGACTTCTGCAATCGTGACATCAAGGCGATCCAGCAAGAAATCCCGTAAGGGCGGTTCCCAGGCATCTTCTTCCCGTCGTTCATCCTGTTCCGCCGCCGTCTCCTCAGGCATTTCCCACCACGTCGCCTGCGCCCGAATGTCGTGGGCCGCTTCCGCAAAGAGCTGCTCGCGCACGCGCGCCAGTCCAACGAGGTCCAGCGTCGTGCACGGCACCGGCCAAAACCGACGGTTCCCCGTCATGTCCCGGAGGTAGTAGAGGTCATTGGTCGTGCCCACGAAGACCGATTGCCGCGCGCACGTTTGAGGGAAGCGGCCATAGGAGGCGCGAAAGCTGTCTGACGGGGTGGAGATAATTTGTTTGATGCGGGTCACTTCGGCATATTGAAAGCTGTCGAGCTCGGCGATTTCCACCACGAGATGTCCAGGGAGGAGTTGAAAAAAATCTTTCTTCAGCACCGATTCGCTCATGGCGAGATACCACGCGCCGCCGATGACTCGCAAGGCGCTGGTTTTCCCCTGGCCTTGCGGGCCTTCCAGCACCACCATATGATCCACTTGGCAGCCGGGACGCGCGATCCGCGCGGCGAGACTCCGCCAGAAGTTCCGGCTGACGGCGCGGATGTACGCCGTGTCTGGCGCGCCGAAGTACCGCGTCACGCACGACTCGATGCGTGGCGTCTCGTCCCACGCAATCGTCTTGAGCCAGTCCACCACTTCATGACGCCGGTGCCGAGTGCCCAGGACGCCCAAGGCGTCGCTGACCGCCTCTTTACTGAGGCGCGTCAGACGCATCTCGTGTTGGAGAAATACCAGCAGTCGTTGCGTATCCGTGTCCTGCCACTCCGAGGGGCTCGGCTTTTCCCATGTGGTCATCAGGCGATTGCGAAAGCCATCAAACCAAATCGCCTCGTGAAAGAGCGGGTGGTGTTCCAACAATTCGACCGCCGCCGCGGCGTTACAGACGGGTTGCATCCCCTTGCCGGTGGTGGGGAGGTGATAGGCCACCCACGGCGGCGCATCCTCTGGCGTCTCTACCAACTTCGCCGCTCCCGCCATCCAGCGATCAATATCCGCCTCGGTAAACGGCTTGGAGGGGTCTTGCGGGCAGGCCAGCAGTGCAGTGGTCAATCCCGCGCGGATCGTTTCAGGGGACAAGCCCTCCCGCGTCAGCTTGCAGGCCAGGCGGTGGAGCTCATCGTCCTGCTGGCCGCGTGGAATGACGCCATTGGGGGCGATGGGCTGAGACGCTTTAACGGGTTTCATCGCGGCCAGCCAGTCGGGCAGCGACGCCAGCGGTGCGCCATCCAGCACCGTATAGCCATCGCTTGGGGGCGCGACGACGTAGCCGCCATCCCCGCGCACGTCCACGCCACGGCTCAAACCGGCGCCAGTCGGCGCGGTGGTAGTGGTCGTAAAATAGTAGTGCCGCCCGCCACGTGGCGTCTGCACGGTGTACGTGCGCGGCAGCAGGCCGTGATCCGCCTCCCAATCTTGAATCGTGGCTTCCCCGTCATGGTGCTTATCCACGTCCAACACGTAGAGCCCGTGGCCCGTCGCAATTCCGAGGTTGCAGGGTTTCGCAAAGAGCTGGCGGATCGTCGCGGGATCGGTCGTCGCGTCTTTGAAGCCGTGCTGGGTGGCGGGCTTCTTCGAGTCCAGCTTGCATGGGAACACCCGCCATCCGAGGGCAGCATAGGCGAGGGCGGCGTCAAGGCAGGAGGGCATATGGGCTCCTTTTTATGTGGTGCAGATTAGACACGATTGTCTATTTGACAACATCTTGTGTGTGAGATACACTACATTTTGGTGTGAGATGCACTACATTAAACAACCATAGAAGGGGGGGGCAAATGACGACGAAGCGATATAAAGTGGTCATATTAGGGTGTAAAAAGTGTTATCATCAGTGGGCTAAAAGGGGTCTTAACGATCCTCGTCGGTGTCCATCATGCCGCAGTGTATTATGGAATCATCCGAACCTATGGGAAATCAACTGCTTCTCATGTACTGAGCCTATTTCGGCGTTTCTGTGTCCAAAGTGTGGCATCGAAAACGTGTTTCAAAAGAACATCGAAGCGGTTCTCGCCCAACGCCATGCGCCTTCGGAGGCTTAAATCCACGCTCATCGCATCCTCGCCACGCACACGGCGATGATGACATACTGGACAATCAGCAGTGTCAGGAGCCAGTCGCCGAGCATAGCTCCTCTACCCTCCGCACCACCCGCGCCCGCCCCCCTGCCCGCCGAATCCTTGCGAG